GACCTAAACATAGATTTCTGATATAGTTATTTCTTTTAGTATTAGATACTAGAAAATCCATTTCTTCTTGATATGTTTTACCTCTTAAAAAGTCTATTGACATCTTCTCATGTTGCAATACTAGACAATGTATTTTAAGTTGAGCCAGATGTTCTTTTTCTTGAAGTTCTGTAGTTGTTACTATCTTGTTCACGGCACCAAATAAACCCTCTAAAACAAGTTTGTGTGTCTTGCTATCATCAAGTGTGCCTGTAAGACCAATACGATACTTACAGTTTTCTAATCTTGCCATAATTTTAGTTAAAGAAACTGCCTTAAACAAGTGAGCCTCATCACCAACAACCATACCAAACTGTTTAAACCATTTCTTATCTTGTTTATAGATTGATTGCCATGTGCTGATATATACTCTTTTATTACTTTCTTTTTCATGCCCTTGATATATTCTATGGACATTCTTTAAACTATCATAACCATAGTCTTTAAAATCTTTATATAATTGTTCTACTAGAGAAGTAGTCGGTACTACTATAAGAATCTTATTGTTTTTTTCTTCTTTCAGGCGTATCAGATTAAATCGCACCATCAGATAAATTATCAGAGATTTTCCGGATGCCGTCGGAGATAACATTAAACACCTTGATTTCACCATAGAGTAAATAAACGCCGATTTTTGGTAGTCTCTTACTTCAAAAGGTATTTTTAGTTTCTTAATAAAACTATCTACTAGTTTATCATCTACTGTAGCGTCTTTTATGTCTGTTCTGTCTACTACTTCAACATCATTCTCTTTACACCAGTTTAGTATGTATGGGTATAGACCTGTATAGATTTGACCATTTGTATATGAGAATAGTCTTATCTTACCATCCCAATGTCTTGAACGATATGCCGGCATGAATTTAAAACCTGGCACAGAAAATGTAAAGTGTTCACCTAAGTCTCTACGAACATCCTCATCAGCGTCCACTACTAAGTGTACATCATCTTTCTTTGTGAGTATTAGGTTTCTCATTATTAGATAGCACCAGAGGTAAACTTTCTCCACTCTATTGCATTTCTTATTTGCCAATCACGACCACCCACAATCTTTAGTGTTCTGTCTAAGTAATTGACAACAGTTTCTAGATACTGTATCTTTTGTTTTGACTTGATTAAGTCTTCATCAGAATCAAGATACTTATCTAAGTCTGACTTCATGATTTTTAAATTGAAAGGTTTTTCTTGATACACTTTAGGACTTGCCTTACCTGTGTAGTATTCCCACTTAACTCTTTTAAGTATTTTGTAATCAGATTCAGCTCGTGTCATTAACAATTTAAAGTTATTGTAATGTTTAAGATATTTGTTATGTATCTGAGGTGTCTTTAGAGATTCTAAGTCAAGTTCAGATTCATTTATTTTTAGGTCTTTATCGACCTGCTCTTGTAGTTCTTCTAATGTCATAATAAAATCACCGGTTAATTATATAAATTCTAACTATATTTAGTTAGATGTTAAGTAGTAGATTCAACAGTTCTAGGGTCATTAATATTTGCAAACTCATATATTAGATAACTAAACGCTACTGTACCTGTAAGATATGAAGTATCACTAGCCTGTTGGTCATAAGATAAACCTGATAGTGAAGTAGGATATAAATCTCTAAATCTAACTTCTAATATAGGATTGTTTTTACTTGATAGTATTGATAATGTAGCGTCTGAATATTGAGCTCCAACATCAAATCCTACATCATCTACTTTACCTGCTTCTCTACTATTTGCAGTTGCATTACTTGTAGGAAATCTATCACTACCAGCATTGATAAAAGTTTCAAACTGTGCATGACTTTTAGGAAAACCTAAACCGGTTAACCAACCATGTATCTCACGATAGTTCTCTAAGTTTTCATCAACCATAAAATCTACATTTAAAGAACCATAAGATAGTTCATCACCAGGTATTGGAATAGTTTTCAATGGTGTATCTTGTGAAGTTTCGCCCAATGTAATACCAGGTATATTTACAGATGTACAGAAAAATTCTACTTTAGGCAGTTTAGTAATATTAAACTTAAACTGTGTAGCAGCTGCGTAATCTAACTTAGTTGGTTGTCTTGTTAAAGAATTTGTTTCTGTCATGATATGTCTATAGTGTAGATATCATTTATATAATTGAAGTCTATTGTTTTTCCATCAAAAGAAGAATGGTTATCATCCGACCAAGTTAGCCATATATTTGAACCTGATACTTGCTGTTTGTTATCACTTTCAGCTGATGTTACAGTCATAAAATATCCTGTGCCTACTCTAGTAGATTCATCAAAATGTATATATCCTCTATCTTTAACTTTTTCTTCTAAAAAATCACTTGAAAATGCAGAACCATTTATTAAATGTAGAGGTACCACATTACCTACATTACTACCTTCCATAGATACACTATCTGAATAAGTATGCACTCTTTTGTTTAACATGTAATACCTTGTAGTATTATCATTATCAGATGTAGTTAATACATCAAGTGCGTTGTCTGTTATTGTAATTGCCATACTACTATTTATACAAAACTCTAGGGGCTAGTTCTTTAGGTTTAATAAATATTTTTGCATTTTTTAGAGATTCAGTATGATTTCTATACTTATTTTTTGTTGATGTAACGATACTAAAGTCTCTATCCATTCCTCCATGAGAATATGTTATATTCTGTACAGTATCATCACCATTTATTGTAGATGAGGGATTTTCTTTTTTAGTTCTAGTCTGTAATACCCAATCTTGATATACCCAATTCCAAAACAATACTTTACTATGATTATGTTCTGGATAATAAGTATGCACATGAAAACTAAATACTTCACGACACCTCTTGCCCCACCAAGTATCTGTTCTTAAATATTCCCAATGGTCATTTTTTAATGCTTTTTGCATAAACGGAAAACAGTTTTCATAATCAAACGCTTCATTGTTATCATACAATATAGCACCAGTTTTTTCTACATTTCTTATTTCTTGAATCGTTGTAGTAACTTTCATAAGTTCATCTTTAATTTTTTCTTCAGATGAATTATAAACTTTTTTTAGTTCATCATGATTATCTATAATGCCCAAATGAAATCTAATGCCTATAGGAAATTGACCATAGTTATTAATATGAGTTTCATCATACCCCCATTTTACTATCCAAGGGTGTAGCGTTTCATCTATTATCATGTCATATTAATTGTTAAAGATAGTCTGGGACCATCTGTATTATCTACATAATGTTTAGTATATTTAGGTATGTATATTACATCACCAGGATTTACTGTAACATTTTTTGTTTCGTCTAACACCCAATGCGAGGTGCCATAAATTTGTTTTACATAAACATCATATTGGTGGTCAAGACTTTTAAAACCACCCTTATCTTCTTTACTCATGTAAAAATTACCATACACAGGATAAAATGCAAAGCTATCTGATATTGCACCTTCTAACATTCTTAATTCTTCAGTTAAATCAAAAATATTAGACATTATAATTGTATGACCTTTTTCATAGTAATCTAATATTTTAAAATACTCTAAGTATCCTTCAGAATCAAACATTCCTTTATGTTGAGATTCGCCATCATAAGAGTTTATAACTTCTATACTAGGACCTTGTGTATGAAACTCATGAGGAAATCTTCTTCGCATTTTCCAAAAATTTAACACATCTTTTTCTTCAAGATGTAAAGTATATTCTTCTAGTAATTCTTTAAATTCTAATTCCATTTCAAATTACTACCTGATTCTACATATGAATACCATCCGGTAAGTATCTGTTTTTCAGTTTTAAAAGACGGTAATCCTCTATGTGTGTGTGTAAAATCTGAAGGCCAGAATACTATTAAACCTTTTTCTGGTTTTATTTTTAAATTTTGATATAAAAAAGCAGTTTCGCCACCATCTTTACAGTCATTTAAAAACATCATCCACACTAACATTCTGTTTGTAGATTTAAGACTTGCTCTTTCACTATGCCATCCATTATAAGATTTTCCTAATGGATATTTCTGATAGTTAAACTGTGGGTCCATCTTAAAAAATCCACCAGTTCTTAGAGGTTTATATTTGCTTGTATAAAGTTCTAATGCAGATTGAACAAAACTTAAATAGATTTCTAGAGAAGGAACATTTAATGTAGGCCATATAATGCAATGGTCAAAACATTCTTTCTGTGCTTCAGTTTCACCATCCCATTGAACAACAGAACCATCGGCAGCCATAGTCAGTCCATATGTCAAATCTAAAGTATTACACCAATCTATTATGGGGGTTAAAACCTCATCTGGTGTATAATATCCGCAAATAAATTTGTCTGTTTCTTTATTGATTTCATGTTCTTTAATCATATCACCTGCCATAATTTATAATATTATATAGTTATTTATATAAGTTTTAGAACCCAAAAATGAAAAGGGGTAGACTTCTCTACCCCAATTCGTTTACTATTTAAAGTAAAGATTACATTAAGTTTGCAACCTGTACTCTACGGTAGTATCTGTTAGCGTTTGCAGAACCACTTCCGTTTATAACGGCAGCGTCCCCTGTTCCAGCTTCAGCAAATGGGTTAGCTTGTAAACCATATCTGGTTTTAAACCCAATTTTTGGTTGGAAAGTATCTTGACCAACAGCACGGACCATTTGTAGTGGTACATACGGACAGTAGAACATTCCACTATCATATGGTGAAGAACCTTTGTAACCTACTACAAAGTATTGTTTAGCAGTGTTATTTGCAGAATATGGGTCAATATAAACTTTATATTTACCATTCAGAACACCAGCAAAAGTATTACCTGTGTCATCAACATTTAGATTGTTGTTTAACGCAGGAGCGTAATCTAATACACCAGCCATTTGAAGTGCAGAAGCAACATCAGATGAACAGATTATCATATTACCTTTCCCTCTACGAGTTCTTTGTGCAATAGCATTAGCTTCTCTTTCTACTTGGAACATAAGTCCTTTGAATCTTTCAACACTCCAACGACCGTTAGAATCTGTATCAAGGTCAAATATACCTTCACTAGTTGTATTAACTGTTCCAGTATTTGCAGAAGCACCTTTCTCAGCGTTTTTGTAGATAGTTCTAACTACTTCACGGTTGATTTCAGCTAGAATTTCACTTGATAAAATATTAGCAAGTTCAGTTTCAGCGTCAAGTCCATGAATCGCTTTCAAGTCTTGTGCAAGTTCCATTGTGTATTCAGCTTT